TTTTTAGAAGTTTTTAGTTTTTTAGAAGTTTTTCGTTTTTTAGGAGAAGTCTTTCTATACTTTGTGAGACTTTTTGAATTTCTTTTCAAACTTTTTGAGGAAGAATACTTCTTTTTATTAGGAACAACAATCATTCTTTATAATATTAATAAAAATTTGTTATGTTATCACAATGTTTGGAGTACAACTCGAAATCATCTGCATACTTTTTTAGAAGAAACGACTTTGTTTGAGGAGTCAGCGTATTCCATGTTGGTTTGTGTTCATTATTTTTAAACGCTTGGTTTACAATTTTATTATCATATTTCGCAGTACAATTTGTTATATTATTAAAATTTTCAACTATTTTTTTTGAATAACATATTAAAGTTACATTACAGTGATTTATCCACTTCGTCTGTTGTTTAAAATGTACGTCCCAAACCCATGGTGTATTTTTCAAATCTCTTTCCTCTGTAATTTGTTTACACCTTTTATGAAATGGAGAAGAAAGATTTGACCAATGAGTTAAAAAAAAATTTTATTCAAACGCATATAATTGAAAGTTTTACGAAAATTCTCCGCAAGTCACAATGTTCGATCCAACATACTTTTCGTCGGCTAATCGTTATTATTGTCTTCCACAAAAGATTCCAATATTTCGACATTTGCTTGCATACTCGGAGAATCGTAGTATTTAGAAAATTTAAAGTTATTATCATAAGGAGATGATACCACATACATATGATGATTTCCTTGTATTGCTCCTTCTGCTTGTGCAGATGTTTTGAATGTTCCTTTTTGAGGATATTTGTCCAATTTGCCATGCAACACTTTAATTTCTTTGTTAAACGATTGACCAAGTATGCCGTGAGACACATTTGTACGGGGTCCGGATACTTTTAAGTCGATTCTTTTCGAAGCACCGCCGATATGATTGTAGACATAATTCGTATGGAAACGTATTCGCCATCCTTTAAATACAGTATCCGATGACGATGCATCTACGCTTACTTTAAAATCTTGCCCACATGCTTGTTTGCCATGTGGAAATACATAAAATGTTTTGTCATCACATGTACCATTTACCATTTTCCATCCCCAATTTTTATCATTAGCACGCAAAGTAGAATGTTCCAAACGAATTGCTTTCCCGTCGGATGTTATCCCATTTATAAAAGCTTCAGTAATAAAAGTTCCCTCTACTACCACACCGCGGACATTGAATGTTGATTTTTGAGTACGTATATTCAGAGACATGTGAGGGTAGGATATAAAGTTGAAATAACCGTCATCGTAACCCCTGAAATCAGCTCGTGCTCCATTCGCGAATACCAAATGAGGATCTTGATTCGAAGTAGCAGCTGGTGGACTAGGTGGACTCACCACAGTCCAAGAGAATGACGATTGTCCAACTGTACAGGTTCCTCCCTGATTAGTTTTCAAACCATCAGCCCGCGACCGCCAACCTCCACTTCTCACATAACTACGTAGAGATTTACACTCTGAAGTTGTAGGGATATTATTTGAAGGGATTTCCGCAGTGATGTGTGTGTTTCGTAAACCGTCACAAACCTCCCAATAAAATTCTGTAGATGATGTCACCGGATTGCAGGTTTTGAACCAGCTACCTGGTCCTGCATCAATGTTCAATTCGATGTTTATAGGTTGACCACAGTTTCCACCAGCCGTTGAACGTAAATACTGCTTCGTTACGCCGTCTTGATTGTACGCAAAAAGTCCCCACTCATTTTGACCTTCAATTGCCACCCATTGATCTGTTTCCTCCCAATACAAATCTGGTGTGAAGTAATCGTAATTGCTGCAATCACCTGCTGATATTTTTTGTAATGCCAAACCCATTATGCCACCACCATATGTTCCACCATAAGCTACCACTCTGATATCTGGATCATTTATTTGATTCGAAAATAATGTGAAAGGTCCTACTATGTCTCCGGGTGCCGTCATAACAATGGGCAAGAAATATGCCAGGATTGGTATAAGCTTCATTTTCTTTTGAGTAAAGAAATTTTTTGTGCGATCACAATCCAAGTTACTAAAATTATAGTCATCTGCTCTCTAAAAAAAAAAATATGAATAAATTTCACACACATATTTTCGAAAAGTTTATTTCCAGGAAGTGGTGAAACGATTTATATTTTTTTTTGCTACTTTTGTTTATTATAAAATTACGCCATGTACATTCTAGCGAGTTTGCGTTTGATAGAGTCCGGGATATCGTCACGAGAAGCCAACTCTGTTAAAACTGTACTTCCGTGTTTTTCAGCGGCTTCTGTTATTTCCTTGTCTAATTTTGACAAAGCTCTCTCGTGTTCTGCGGTAAGACGGCTAGAAGCAGATGTTGAGCCTTGTGCCTTTCTCAAATCTTCCGATTTTTTTCTGAGAGAAAGCTCAGAGTCTCTGAGTTTCAAAGACGATGTTTTCTTGACTCCAATCTTTTCAGATTCTGCAACTGGATCTTTGAACTGGTCTGGATCGAAAGCAAGACTTATATGATGTCCTTCGAGCCATTGTGCACCTAAACCTGCTTGAACAACTTTCTTTGCGTAACTCTTCCAGACATCCTTGTTATCTTTGATAACCTTTTGTTGAACTTGCGACTTCAAGTATTCGGTGTCAACTTCTTCTGGGAATTGGTTGAGTTTCATCATTGCAATTGCTCTTACATCAGGAGGAGTCAACGATAGAACCGATAACTGAGTGTAATCAATTTCGTCGGATGCAAAGTCGATGCCATCGATACTTTCCAATGTCGATGGTGAAAGGTAATCGTTACCTACCAAGTCGGTATCGTGTGCTTCTGTTGGGTCGACATAAAAGTCTCTTGGTTCCAAAATACCTAGTGGAAGTTCCTTGTCAGTGAGTCCCAATTGTTGCAACATTCCTATGATAATGTGTTGTAAGAACGATATGTGTTCTTCTTTCAAATCTAGCATGTACTCATCGAATTCAGACTTGGTAAATGTTGGATCTTTTGCTCTTACTTTTGCAAAATTCTTTGCATGACGGTGTCTTGTACGTTCTTGTCTCAACAATTTTTCAAACAATATGGTGGCATCGTTCAAATACAATTGTTTGTACATTGGACATACTTTTTCACCTTTATTGGCTGCACTGTAACAGAACTTTGCCATCTGAGTGTTGATACAGTTCAATGTACCAGCAATGAACAGAATTGGTGGTTCGTCTTCCGATTTAACTTCTCTTCCAATATATCCTAATATAACTGGAACACCATCAGAATTCTTTTCTTTTCCAGCGCATTTGTAGGTGTCTACGTGCAACCTGAAAAAGTTTCTAGTGGCGCGAGTTTCCGAAAGTTCCTGTGTACCCGGATTGCAACTTCCGAGAGCCATGATTGTATGAACTCTTGCATATGCTAAAAAGTTGCTGATTCTCACGGTATCAGTGTAAGCATCTTTTTGAGATTTTTCTGCTTTTGCGGATGGGGAAAATTTGTAACTGAACATGTTCTGTAAAAGACCAGTATCTTTAAACATTTTTCCCATACGAATCGGTTCAATATTGCCGTATCGTTGTTCTACAAGTTCAGAGTGTCTCATTTCTGTAATTTTGTCTCCTTGTGGGCGTTCAATCGCGTGGTGTACGAAATCGGCTTCTACTGGATAACCTCCATACTGCGAGAAAGGTCTAAAGTTGTGTTCATCTGCCAATTGGTAAGGACAGGCCTGTTTCACCCAATCCTTAAAGTATCCAGAATCTGGAGACATTGGCCATGGTGAATGATATGACTGATTGAATATGCTTAAGAGACCAACAGAACCATCTTCTCTCATGGTCCAGGGGTTGACTGGAATTTGGTTCTTTTCATCATAAAGTCCAACACGCTTCATGAAATGAACTTGATGCGACATTGGGAGTGGAATCCATGCACCTTTCTCGGATCGTGGGAACGCCTTGGCGTTGTTTGAAGTTACACGGTATCCTTTTAGTTCATACCACATAACACTAAGACTTCTTACTCTTTCAAGTTTTGCGCGTAGTGCGTGATGTTTTGAAAGAAGGGGGAACAATTCTTTCCATGTTCTATCACACATTCCTCCGATCATAGTGGATTTGAAACACTTATCTGGGAACAGTCTTACTGCGACTTCCCAAGGCATTGTTGCTTCTTTTGCTGCTGAGTGAACTTCACGAGAGTTTACAAACGATTCAACAAATATACGAGACCAGTAGTGCATCTTATCCTGATGTCCCTTTGTGGGGTGATCAGGGCGCACATTTTCACCAGGAGTCGAATATTTTCTTGCATCCCATGCAAAACCTGCAGCATCCATCATTGAGAACAACATAGCACCGTTGTTCGATCTTACATCATTGTAGTACAATTTATCAAAATACTGTTCCATGTCTCCTTTGGTAGTTGGATAGAACGAGTGAGAATTAGCGGTGGTATTTACTGCTACAAGATCTTCATAAGGAACGGGACCGGCACCGGGTGCTGTGTTTGTTCGGTCAAACGTTGGTCGGCTTGAATCGTAAGGAATGTGGAACACAGTACTACTGGAATCTGTAATTGTAGTTTTGTAAGGACTGTAAACTGAACCATCATGAGCAGAACGGAATCTAGATTCCGATCTGTCTTTATTTGTCCCAATTTCATGGAAAGTTTTCATAGTTTCAGAATCAAACATGAAACCGTCTTCTGCCAACATAGTCTTCATGATTCCAAGTGCTTGTGAAGTGAATACTTTCTTTTCTTTTAGTTCCTTTACACAAGCTTTTACGATGCAAAGTTCTGACATTTCCTGCATCCAGAATTCTGGTCCTAACTTACCACCTGCCATATTCAAGACTTGATCTTTGAAACTTGTAAGTGTAGAACAATATGCTGCTCTTACATCCAATTCTCTAAAGTAATCGATTTCGGGCTGAGGTCTCAAGTATTTTTTGCGACGTTCCTTATCGTTTTTGTAGTCATTCCAAGTCATGGATCCTGATAAAACTGGCATTGGTACAAATCCAGCTTGTTGAATTCCATTTTCTTTTGTTTTTCTCCAATCAAGCGCTTCATCCTTTAGGAGTTCTTGAATATCTTTTGACATGAAGCATGTGCTTTCAAAGAACATACTTTCATAGTTCACAGTATCGAAAGTTTGTGCATATGTACCAGCTGCCACAGCTGTAGCACCTAGGTTTCTTTTTACTTCGTTATCACGTTCTCCAGCTCTATCAAACCAGTATTCAGTTTTGTATCTGTGTCTCATAGATTCGTCCGAAAATTGTCCGCTGCTTTCAGCCTCACCTCTGTCACGAATGGGGTGAACTGAGTTTATGTAATTGAGTGTATCACACGAAGTGTTCATAGATTCCTTGTTATTTTCCATAAAGTCGTATAGTGCTCTAGTATCACTTCCAAAGTGTTTTACGCCACTATGAAGCGAAACCGACTTGGCAGTTTGTGAACCCGGTGTAAGTTGCATGGTTCCTTCTAACATGGCATCGTCCACAGCATTATTAACATCGTCGTAACCATTTGTATCATTGTCTTCAGATGTTATAGAATGAGTGACTATGTTATCCAAGGCGAGTTCTAACATTGCGGTAGATGTCTCTTTGTTATCTTCATCATCAATGAGTCTTTGTCTTTCATCACTGTATACAGTTCCAGAGAAAGTTTTTGTTTTCAATTTAGCAAGTAGTTTTAATTTATCGTGTTGTGCTTTTAACAACGCTCTTCTTGAATAAAGACCCGGGAAATGACGTTTCAAATCTGCATCATCGATCTTATGATCTGACCAAAGTTGTGGATGTGACTTATCGTGATATTTTCCTTCTTTTCCATCAACATGTTTCAACAATAGCTCGATTCTCGATGTGATTCTCTTCAACATTTCTTTTAGAATTAGTTCGTCTTCTTTGTGATCGTCAATGACTCTTCTATTGTAGATTTCACCCCATGTTTTAGAAAATGGAACACCAGATGAATCAGTTTCTCCTAATAGAAGCTCCTCGTGTGCAAGAAGATCATCAGGAGTTTCTCCTTCAGGTAATTTCGAACTATTCGCCAAGAATGGTTTCCATATTTTGAATGTATCAAGTACTTTTTGCATTTCTTTGATGTTCACTCTGATTGATTCTGAACTTGCGGTTCCGTTAATGGGTGGATATTCTTTAGACTGTCCCGGGTGAAGTCTATCACCATCTTCATTTTCACTGTAGTCCATAAACGGTTCCCACCATGCCAAATTCATGTCGTCAGCAGATGGTTGGGTATGACGGATAATGTCTAGCCAGTTGAGAACAATTAGTTCATGATCAGTGAATAGCTCTTCAAAGACAAGTGCCGCAGTGTTCATACCGAATGAATATTGTAGCAAATAGCGGAGGAATGAAATTTTACAGATAAGTTTGTCTCTTGATTCTAAATTGTTCATACGACTATCCATCATCACACCAACCTTTAATGCTCTTGGTTCACTGAGCCTGTAAACTCCCTTTGATCTCCATGATTTTGTCGCGGTCAGCATATTTTTCATAGAAAATGGAAGGCCTGGAACAAGTGCAACATTTCTGTCAAAGCTTCCGATACCATCAAGTGCCTTTTTCATTTCTTTCAACTTATCAGGAGTACTTAAAGCACCTGAAATGTATTTTTCTAAATCACTGGGGTCGTAAGGAGAATCATCTGTGGTTGAACGGTAAGTAAGGTTGCCCAACGCAGAAACACCATTTGAAGGTTCGCTATCTGAGGTATTTGCAAACTCTACACCGGTACCTTCCAAGTGTGGATATACCTGCTCAGCGGAACGGATCATTCCTAAAAGATACATGATTCCTGGCGACGTATTTCTTTCCAAATGATTGTACGCTTCATGATCTTTAGATTTATAGTTGAAAAGTGCTGGTGGTATTAAGAAAGATGATGGAATTAAAACTTTTTTACCGTCATATTCTATACACTTATCTGCTAAAAGAATGGGGTGTACTAGACCAAATGGTCTTACATTTACAACACTAACACCGGTCTTACAATCTTTACCCGACCTTTTGTCAACAGAAAATCTTTTATTATAATTATCCAAGTGTCCAGCTCCGAGACTATTCATCGGTGCTCCTTCCACTTTGATGCCATCTTTATCAAAGTCAACTACCTGACGATATCTCTTTGAAAACTTTTCACTACGCGAACCTTCTAATAGTGAATCAAGTGTAAGGTCCTTGTCTGTTGTAACAGATTTTGTTACCGATTGTTTGCTCCACTTTTCACTCCATTCATCAGGAGGAAACACACCTGCTGTATATTGAGATGTGCTGGCGCTGATTTCAACAGTCATGGTATCATCGCTTCCGTGACCGAATGATAATGGCAAATAAAATGGTACACTGTGAAATTGTGATTCTTCATCACTTTCATCTAGTTTTATGTTCTGGAAAACGTTTGCTGGATGTCCCCAACCCCATCTTGTTTCTGCTTCATATGCAGAGTTGATGCGGATTCCAGAATTGAAAATTTGCCCGGCAAAATACCCGACAGGAATGTCTAACATAGCAGTTGCTGCCAATATTTCTGCTTTCTTGTTTCCGGATTGACGAATAGTAGAATCCATGGAGGTATCTAAAACTGAGTCTGTTTGTACACTCTTCTCTGTGAACAAAGATATTGGAACTTTTAGTGTTACGTTTCTATATTCAGGTGTTTCACCATCTTCGATCAACATAAAATCGTCGCACATATTTCTTCCTTGCATGTTTGCGTATTCCATCATAAGTCTTGCATGCAATTCAGATGTTGCAAACGATTTGCACGAAGCATGCATTTCTTTCAACACAGCAATGTGGTGATCCAAACAAGGAATCAAATCGATCAAATCACTTGCTGTGTTTTGTTCGGTATTGGCACGACCCATTTGGTTGAAACCATTGATATCTTTGATAACCTTGTTGTCCCACTGTAGAGTATAATCGGGAATAGTTAGTAAATTATCCGAGTTTGAGTAGTCGAATTTATTCGTACTGTCACTATATTTTCCTCCTTTGTGCATTGCTGAGTAGAATGACCATGACACACGATTTATTTCTTCCTTATCTTTTTTGAGTGTTTCGTATTTTTCCCATGAATTTTGAAGGAAACGTTTCATGGCTTCACCAAACATATTATCAACAAATGCTGATAAAAATTGTATATATTGATCAGGGTAGTCGACAAGAACTGCTTTTGCAACTTCTGACAAGTTTGTGATATCGAGTGGAACTTTGCAAACATAATCTCTAATAACTACCGTTTTTGATTTTTTACGTGGTTCAAATTTTTCATATAGTCTAGGACGATATGGTTTTTTTGCTCCAATTGTTTTACTTCTTTTAATACAATCTTCTCTTAAATCATAATCATCTTCATCATCGGGTGTTAAAAACTTACCGGTATACGACGATGGACATGATGGTGAGGACATTCTAGGACTAAATGTCTGAAGTGTTGGTTTTCCAGAAGAATCGACATCGTTTAAAAGATTTAGTTTGTAATGCGCGTCGATTCCAGATACGCAGACGATTTTATCTCTATCTTCTTGCTGTTCTTTTAATTCTTTTCCTTTTAGCTCTTCGAAGTTACAGTTTATCGGTGGATGAAAATCTGTAGAATTTGTCTCAAGTAGAGCCATGTCCTCTTTAAAGTATATCATAGAAAAAAAAAATTATCTCACAATATTTCCAAACGCGGGATCTTGCAAACATGTGTCATCAATATCAAAAGTTATGGGTGTAGGTGTTTCGTACACAATACAAAGTGAATTCGGAGCGCTCGAAAGTTCATGTCTCTTATGTTTTTTTCCATTTTTTGTATTTTCCCTTCTTTCTTTCCTATATTTAGATGTACATGTGTTCATATCTTTTTCGATTTCATGTGAGTGTTTATAAGCATAATCTAAAATTCCCAGCCTGTATGACCACATAAGAAAATTGAGCTGTCCTAATGTCGTTTCGTACGTTTTATCATTGTACAAGACGTTGAATCTGGTTCTTCTCCTAAAAGGATCAAAATATTTTCTTTTATAATGGCCAAGTGCAAGTTTGTAAGAATGAAAAATATTTATTAGTTTATCTGTGTGTACTTTTGACTTGCACAAAATATTTAGTTTTTTGCTATGATTTGTTACCAGCCAATCCAGTGCTCTCAGTGAAATCGATGCACTTTGAGACAATAAAGGAATCAATATTGTTTCTATTTTATCAGGTGTATAAAACTCTCTTAGTTCTTTTAAAAGGAATTGTTCACGCAATGTTAGTGTTTCTTCTTCAACGACAAACATTTTATTGTTTAGTTTATATTTAACACACTTAAAAACTGATTTTAATATTTTATATACAATTTACTTTTAATATACAATCTTCTTCTGGTGCATGAAGAGATAAAAAATAACACCCCTCGTATTCTCATCTTTTAAATTAAGTTTTTTTTATTATATAAAAATAAAAATGGGAGCGAGTCTTAGCTCGGAAAATCATCAAGAAAGATTAAGAGAGTGTGAATCATCTAAAAATAAATATATCAAATATATGGAAAAATCAATGAAAGCTCATCAGGAGGATATTGATAAGTATAATAACTGTATTCAAGTATGTGATAACGTCACAATGCGTCCTGGTGATAGAATTACAGCATCTAGTTCTAATTTAGCTTGTGTACAATCTATAAAACTCAACTATAATCATGAGGATGGTGAAAAAAAGTTGGAGTGGATGAGTTATAAACAACTTGATGACTGTTTAAATCCTTTAAACCATTGCAGTATTGATAATGGAAATATAACTATTATGAACAGAAGATCGATGTTGAATATTGTGAATACACTTTAAAAAAACGTATTTTAAATTCAAAACTAAAAATAAAACTTAATCCCACTCAATACGTGCCACAATATTCATTGCCATCAACTCTTGCAAGAAGAGTTTGAATGCATAAGGGCATGACATATCTTTTACACACGAACCGTTTTTGCAACTTTTACAGTATGCAGTTTTATTTCTTATATATGTATTTTCAGCAGCAGGATGTGCCAAAATACCACAGTTTTTATTTCCACAAATAGTTGCAACACATGGGTCGGAGTTGTTCATTAATCTATCTTGTAAAAAGTGTGCTGCTCCATGAGAAATCACACAATCTCTTTCCATTTCTCCGAAACGTAGCCCCCCTTCACGTGCACGTCCTTCTAATGGTTGTCTTGTAAGCATTTGTACCGGTCCTCTACTTCTTGCATGATTTTTATCCATAACCATGTGCTTTAATCTCTGATAATATGTAGGACCCATAAATATTTTACTTTCATAACGTTCACCAGTCATTCCATTATACAAATAAGTGCTTCCAGACGAGTCATACCCTGCTTGTTTTAAACAATCACAGATATACTCTATAGAAGAATTTCTGAACATTGTTCCATCTCCAATTTCACCTTGAAGAGAACATAATATTGCAAGTAATTCTTCTTTAAGTTGACCGATGGTCATTCTTGACGGAATCGCGTGTGTATTTACAATTATATCAGGACACATACCATCTGCAGTGAAAGGCATATCGCATTGTGGTAAAGTCGCACCAATGACTCCTTTTTGTCCCATTCTTGACGAAACTTTATCACCGACGATTGGTGTTCTTGTTACTCTTGTTCTTACTTTTACACTTTTTGATCCATCTCTGTTTAAAGAATGTAAAACAGCATCAACTGTGCTATTTTCATTTTTTGCAAGAATACTCCTATCACGTTTCACTGTTCGTCTTGCACCTTCACCAAGCTCAGTAGTTATTATTGTTTTCCCAATGATAGCATCACCAGAAACTATTTTTGTACCTACTGATATTATTCCGGTTTCGTCTAGTTTACTATAATTTGCTACACGACGTCCTGTTATTTCTTCTGTATCTTTAGGATTTTCAAATCTTTCTTGATCGGCACCATTTGTTTTTTCTTCATCTTTATAGCATTGATATTTCACAGATCTAAAAAGACCTCTTTCTAGTGCATCTCTGTTCACAATTACGGAATCTTCCTGATTATATCCTGTATAAAGCATTATTGCAACAATTATATTCACACCCGACGGAGCATCTGACGCATGAACAATATCTTCTATTCTTGTTGTAACTAATGGCTTTTGAGGTGAAACCAGTATATGTGATACTGTGTCCATACGAACTGGATAATTCGTTGCATGAATTCCTAATGCCTGTTTACACATTGCTGATTGATAAGTATTCCTAGGAGCCTGATTGCAGTCCGGGAATGCAATAAGTCCCGCACATATACCACAAATTAATGCCGGATCTATTTCAGAATGAGTTACATCATCATCCATTTCTTTGGTCGGCCATAATGAGACACGAAGAGTCATTTCTTCTTGTTTATCCACGTATTCAATAACTTTTTCTTTAAGAAGGGTATCCCATAATAGCTCAAATGTTGAAGTTTCACGAATAATTTTCGGAATTTTTTTCAATTCTGAAACCCGTAAAAGTGGTCTCAATAAACATCCAGGGTCTGATTCAATATGAACTGTTTGGTCTACCATTGATACTGATGTGTCGAACGGCAGAATAAACGATCGTCTCAAGTCTCTTACTTTTTCCAATACAGTTGATGCAGTTTCTTCATCTTCTAAATACATGAAGAGATTACCGTTTATCATAAGCGGAATGCCGTTTGATTTTACATAACCAGGCGTATCTAATAATCTATACATTTTAGGTTCATCGTCGCAAATCAACATAATTTGTTCTTTTATGGCACCAGAGTGTGTACCTACTCTTACGTGTGCCAACATAGAAAGTGTTTTTACAAGACCACATGCACCTCCTTCAGGTGATTCTACACAACAAATTATGCCCCATGCTGTGTGGTGAAGTAATCTGGGTTTAGGACTTTTTCCTTCTCTTGCGATAGGAGTGTTTATTTTTCTCAAGTATGAAAGAGTAGAAACAATCGTCATTCTGCTAATCATCTGGGCTATACCTGTTTGTGCTGTTGTTCCTTTTTGACTTTGAATACCCCAGTTTCCAGTTGCAAGTGCGTATCTAAATGCACTTGTTATCTTTTTCGATGAAAAAACATCTCCTATATTTGTAAAACCTAATTTTCCTGCATCAGCAGCTTTATGTAATACTGTCGAACATGTTTTTTGAGAAGCTCTAAATACTTGTCTGAACAAAAGTGCAAACAACATCCCGGATGTATCAACTCTTTTATTTGAGTAATTGTCTCTGTCATCACATTCTATTTCTCCTATATAAACTTTTATTAGTTTTCTCACCATGAATCCCAAATATGCTGATTTTTCTTTTAATACTTGTGGAGTATTAAACAATCCCATATGTGGTAATATTTCGCAGTTGACAATATGATCTAAATATTTTTGTCGCCTCTCTTTTGTAACTTCTTTTGTTCCTTCTTTACCAATCCAATCCAAAAGTGCTTCTGCATCCATATCAGCAGTTGTATCATTATCTAGAATACTACATAAAAGACTAGATTCTTTTACCTCTTCAGTTCCGATAATTAGTTCCATTACTTCTTTTCGTGTATGTACATCAAGTAACCTGAATAGTGCTAAAATAGGAATTTGCATATTTACAAAAGGAAGTGTTGCTACCATTTCCGGAGTTGCACCGTGTTTTGCGTTTGTTATGTAAATATAAAGTGTTGAAGTACTTCTTAGTTTCATTTCATGACAACTTCTTATTTCACATTGTAAATAGTATCTGGATGGTTGCTTTACAGAAAACACATACGGTTGATTAGTATGCAATTTTTCTTGGGCAAGTAAAACTTTTTCTATTCCATTGCATATAAAATATCCACCTTGATCCAGACGACACTCATGTGGGTTTTCCGAAGTTTTTGTATAACAACATTCTGAACCAATCATTGCAGGTAATTTACATAAACAAACTTCTCTGTACAATCTTCTCTCTTTTTTTTCTTCATTTTTATGTATATCATGTACTATGTCTACAAGCACTGAACAATTGTATGTTAAACTTCGACATCTTGCCATATGAGGAAGCAATATTTTCTCTCTCCCATCTGACTCAGCGACCATAGGTTTTTGAATACTCACATTACACAAGGAAATAATATGAGTTTCATCTCCTTGTACAACTTTAATTTCATTTGATTCTTGAATAATTTGAGGAAGATTAAATATTAAAAAGTTATCGTAGCTTTCAATTTGGTGTCTTACAAGACCATACTTTTTAAAATATGAGTTTACAATACACCAAATTTCGTTTTCAGATGGTAAACGTTCTTCCATATTATTTATGTGTTCATGGTCGACACGTAAAATTTGATTCAATAAAGATATAAATAATAAAAAATGGAATTTAGTTCTCTTGTTGAAAAAATAAAAAATATAAAGCCACATCCGGAAGATCATGGATATCATAAAAGTGTTATAAAATTACTAGAACAGCAATCAGAACTGATAAAACTACTTGGAAAAGTTTACAAAGAACATCATTTTGTTCGTGGACCATTTGAAAGTTTTGTAGACAACTTATCAAATACAATAAGTAATGGTAAACTATTTAAAAAGTCCGACGATTCTATAAAAAAATTTTTAGAAAGTTATCTGTTACAATATTCTTCTTTACAAATTGAAGATGACAGTGAAATATTAATTTTAAAAAATGTTTCAATCGGTATCATGAACAGTTATAACGATTTTTTATTTATAGTAAAGTTACTAGATAATGATTTCATGTTGACCAGTATCGTAAAAGTTTTAATTGGTACACTTAACTCGGATCTTTTGAAAAAGAAAATATACATCAAAAATTTTTAACAATCAGATTAATATTGGAAAATATTTTTTAAAAATGAAGTACACGGTCACAAACATAATAAAAAATGGTGGTGTGGATAGGATTGAGTTTCAAAAGGGAAAATATATACTAGATGTACCGAAAGAAGCAGACATAAAATTAGAAGATAAATTTAATATACTAGTGACAGAAAATGAAAGTAGTGTACCCCGCAAATATACGGTACAACTTTTTGGATACGTGATCAGAAATAGTAGAGATTCTTCTTTGATTTCAGCAGGAGGCTTACTTTGTCAAGTACCAGGTCTAATCAATATGGATCAAACAATATACATAGTGGTTTATTAAATGTGGTTTGAATGTGTGTACGACAACGATGATGATAGGGACTTTGAAATCGCAGATTTCGAAAGACATTTTAAAAGAGAACGCCAGGATGATCAATTGGATTTTGAAGATTATACTTTTGAGAACAAACAGGTTATGAACAAGGTGACTTATGTAAATGTTTTATTGAACGTGGGTAAAAACGGTTGCGTATTTTTTGTGTTAAATTTAACACACATTTAGTCATAAATTATAGTTAATTAAAAAAAACACCTATTTTTTAAGTTAATTTTTAAGATTATAAAATGTCTTTAGGAAATATAAAAAAATAGTAATCCAAATATTTCCAAAGCTATAAACTTTTTGATAATATTGTTTTTCGCGCTTGTTCCATTTTTTTCTCATAATGAAACTCCTAATATGACATTTTCATGTAACTAATAATTTATACTATTACGTTGCACAGTGTTAAATCATAGTATTCGCATGCTCGTTTCTTTACCGCAATGTGAAGGTCTTTCACATGCTGACTTATGATGTTTTTTTTTGCACCATTTACATGTATCTATATCTGTTTTATTTGCATTAAGACATATATTTTTTGTTTTAAGCAATAACCAACATTTTGTATCCAGAGGTGTAGCCCACTTATCAAAGTTGTCAAAGTAAAGTGCGCATCGCGTTGCTGGACGCCACGGCTTATGTCCGTAAAAAAAATGATTTACTTTTAGATTTGAACTTTTCTTCCACCTAACATTGCCGCCCATTTCTATAAGGTAAATATACACAAAAAGTCCCTGATCTCCGTCTGCTGTCACAAAATTCCACGTATTGTGACGCCACATACGGCTTTTATGAGCTTCAATTACATTTTTCAACAAATTACGTGGTTTTCCTACGTGATTAAATCCATATGATTCAGACCACTGACGATTTTCAATTACTTGTATTCCTTTTTTGAATAAATAAAGACATGGTTTCAAAAGTATTATTCCTCCGTTGATTGGACTATGTATGTCCGCGGTAACAACCAAATCATCGGATGAATTTAAAAAGTAACGAAATTTATTATTCCATGTATCATCTAGTACATCTCTTTCCGGTGTACCTAATGAGGGTAGTACCCCTCTCGAATTTAAAAATAAATCTACATCTATGTCAATGAGCAGTACAGCGCGGTACATAATTAAAGAGAGTGTTTGCCACTTCATCAAGTTTGCACCTGAAAATTCGATGCTTTGCAAATGAGTTCGAGAGATCTTATCTCGACTCCTATTTTCAATCCATAACATAACACTTTTCTCTAAATTTTTATTTATGGGAATAGTGTATAATCCTTTGCACACTGCTTTGACGTACTTTGGTTTATTTGTTATCACCAAAGCGTCCGAATCAAGGAATGGAAGATTCGTAAAAGATTTAGCGGAAAAACACCATTTTGAAAGACCACAACTTGCTATGTTTTTAGAGTTGAGAAAGTATTGAACGTTTACGATTGCCAAATCTTTCATAGACAACTATTTTACTTATGATAACTACATAACTAATTTGATTTGATATGAACAATAAATACTTTAAATTTTTTTACCTGTAATTTTAAATATGAGAAATTTTTTAATATTTGATAATTATTTTAAAAATTACAGGTCAGGTCAAAACGAAATAATAGAAATACAAGGAGTGCCTTTTGAAATTATTCGCAGTACTGTTTGGTTGAATGATAAATACGAAGAAATACCTGAAGATCAAGCCAACGACACATCAAAGTATGATCAAAGTTTGGAACAAGAAAATGTAAGGATTTATATAGAAGACAAAAGTGTTATTGTAAGAACACCTAAAATAAAGGCGATAAACACTGTAACAAACGAAGAAGAAAGAGTATATAGGGATGTTCGTACTGGAATAAATGTCGACACACCTGAACGGATGATGGAACGTTTAGTTTCCAAACTCACAAACTCCCAAAACACACAACCTACTCCGCCTCCGAATTCTGTCTTTGGTCCTGGTTTAGGAACAATAAATTTAGGACCTTCGATTTCTGACACAAACCCGAATAGAACTCCATTGGGGGATCGAACAGAATAATATATTTTTTGTATAATATAGTAAATTATAAATGAGAGAAAAGTATAGAGCTTCTTATTCACAATGGACAGATGATCCTAATATTCCAGACGAAAATATTGAACTATACGGATTAATGTTTGAAATACAAAAATATGGAGACAACGAGTTTGCAGTTTACAAGGATGATAGCTTAGATATTCCAGTTGGGGATTTGGTCAGACAAGTTGGAGTAGAAAATACAAAGTTATGGTTACATCTAGGGAACAATAATTTTGTACGTCTGATGGACGATTCACATGAAAAAAGAAGGGATATACACGATGTGAGAAACTATTATAATTCAATGTATATTTTAAAACCAAATTTTATTTATTTTAAATTTTACATTTTGTATGATAAAAGTACAATTATTTTGAAAGAAGCGATTGTACCAAAACGACCCGATGGAATATTATGGAAGAATTATATTACAAAAACAATAAATGATAATAAAAAATATTTATTTAGTCGTTATACTAGTTACATTCCGTTGAACACAAAACTTGGTATGATTGAATGGAATCAAGTGTTTCCCGAAATGAATCTCAACGGTGTTTTAAATTTTCAAGCCGATCCTTGGATGCATGAATGGGAAGATTCTTATGATGGTACGGTGATGCAAAAATATAGGTTTTGGAATTCTAATGAATTCGGAGATATTTTGACACCTTTTGTTCTTAAAATCTTACCTGATACGGAACATTCTTCAACAAGTGTTCACAAACGAAAACACGATTACTACAACTCTAAATTATCTCGTTTAAAAGTATAAAAAAAAATTTATTTTAAATACTTATTTTTTTTGCTTTTTATTAGTCTTCATCATCAAAAACAAGTTGTCGACATCTTCGAAATCATCTCGAGGTGCTTTCATCACAATCGACGATTTGTTTTCTTTTGATTGCATCGTTTTGAACAAAACACTCATATCTTCTGGACTTAAATGACGCATTCCGAATGTTAATCCACGACAATTTTCATCATAGCATTTCAATTGTGCAAATCCATTTCCAGAATATCCTTCAAAAACAGTCATGTAAATATGATTTCCCCTATGACTGCACTTTTTGAATGGACAGAAATTGCTTCCCTCATCTTGTACATTTACAGTGTATTGCATTTTTCCCTTGTTTTTAGGATCTTTGGAAACAACCGGACAATAAACTGCTTTTCTTACAGTTGTGTTTTCATACGGATTTTGTGCCATCGTGGTACCAAATTTAGGAATCAAAGAGTTTAGTATTTCGAGTTTATTGGGGTCTGTTATCAGTTCCGATTTTACTCCTTTTGGTAAAAGTTTTTCTTCACCCTTTGCAACATTTACTAATGTGGGTTCCTTTTTAGGATTATGTACAAAAATGTCTGGTTCCGGACATTCCATGTATTTCTCAAATCCTGGTGTCAACTTTTTTGAAGGTGTATGAATGCATAATGTTTTCAAAAGTCTTGGGATATTTTTCATTTGGGATTCTAATTCTGGAGATCTGGTTTCATTGGTAATAACCATTTCAAGTTTGTAAGTAAATGGATCCGGATTTAAAAATCCACAACGAAGGCACATGTTGCATGTTTTTTTAAGTTTTGTTGTATTATTGCATTCTGGACATATTTTTGGTTTTGGTGCACCCATCAATCTCAGACTTCCTTTTGAGTTTTTAAATGGTGCAATATCGAATGCTTCTTCCATATCAATGTAAGAATAAAAGTTTCCATTTTTAATTAAAGTTCTGCATCCAGAAATCGCACTCATTCTAATCAAAAATGCATTGTACTGATTAACAATTAAATTTGGCCAATGAATGTGGTACCCATACTTTATTTTGTTTTCACTTTCAATGTCTCTTTGAGAAGATAAAACATATGTTTCAAGAATATTTGGTTCATAACCATTTTTAAAGAATTTCGGTATTTGTTTGTTTATAGTTTTCACGATTGTATGTATAAAGTCATCTGGTTTATTGATGGACTTTGAAACTTTTACATCAAAGTCAAAAAATAGCGGAAATTCTTCAGATCTTAACTCACACAACGGAAATAGTTTTCCTTGTAATATATCTTGTGAGCAAGCATCCCAAAACGAATTCCAATCTTGAAGACACCACATTCCACCATCTAATGCAACATGTGTTGCTCTTTCAGATTCTCTGGTAGAATATTTCCTTAAAACAGAATAAGTTTTAGAAACACTTCGATCTCTTCCTGACATTAGTTTCTCTTGAAACTAGTAGTGAAAAAAAATCTGATGCGCCTTGTCGTTGGTATCAGTTCAATACTTCGAAAGAAGTATTGGACTGTTTGTGGAAAGTTTTGATCCTTTCTTGTTCTACTTGTTTATTTTTTAAAAATATTTGTGAAGAGCTAGAATAGGATTTTTTTGCCAAGTGTTTGATAGAGTAACATACAATCCAATGCCAAGTGTTTTATATTTTTTTTATGATTAGGATGTAAAAAATACAAGTCAGAATCACATACCATTTTTATGTATTTTTTACAATTAAAGTCTGCTTATATACAATGGATTTCATTTCTGTGTTTATAAAAAAAATGATTGTTGGATTTGAACGGGATATTTTTTTTTACATTATAATTCCAGTAATAACGCTTGTTATAATTTGTGGTTTATGTCTGTATATACAGTGGAAAACAAGTAACCGAATTGTACAACAGACTAACCTTGAAAATGTATTTATTGAATCTGGGAGATAATCGTAATCTCACGAGTAAAACAGTCATTAAACATTAGAAAGTCATTTATGAATAAATTATTGTTATAAAAAGTAAATGTGATTTTTTAGTTTGACTCATTTTGTGGGATTTCTTGTTTTACTTTCCTTGCCTATACTTCCTGTCAAATATTTGAACACTTACAAACTATACTTTATACCACTTTTAATATAAATATCATGAATAGTGTTCAATGGATGTGTCATTAACAAACTAATTCCGGAAGCTGCCACACATAATATATTTCCTTCTAGTTATAACAAAAAGTTGAAATACATAAATGATGTAGGATTTATTATAGTTCCAACTATGATTGCTTATGACAAAAAACCTCTCGGAGTGGGACTCGAACCCACGACTAGACACCAAAGGTGGCGCCCACTCTACCAACTGAGTTATCCGAGATTTGTGTTAGGTGTTTCAAGAGCAAAAGTGTTACAAGTTGGACATTTGAGATGTTGAGTATTTGTAATAAAAAATGAGTGTTCGTTTCAAAGAGCCCCTCGTTGGATCAAACAGTGACAAAACGTGGTATCGAAGCTGCGCCGCAAATGCTGACGACAACGACCCATCCATCACCACCAACTGCAACAACTCAGACTAAGACTAACGTTTTATCTGGTCATTGTCTCAAACGTCTTATTAAAGAGAATTACGAGTACTTGAACCCAGTTTCTGTCAAAACCACCAAGTCTCGTGGAGGGTGGAACGTTTCTTGGGCAATTGTCATCGAAACTTCAAAAGTATTTATTACAATTCAAGACAAAAAAGACATGGATTTGGAAATTCGTAACTGGATTTTAAATACAATCAAACACGCATTTGAAGACGGTTACCGCTTTGACACTAATATTACTGTAGATTGGCCACTGACAGTGGAAGATGTGAAAAACTTGGAACAAGAAGAATTGAAAAAGAGGCAAGAAGAAGAAGAAAAAAAAGAACTTGAAAATAAAAAAAGAAAACGTCTGGAAGAAGAATATGAAGAACTTGACAAAAATGTGCGCCCCAAGATTATGAAAAAAGATATGGGTACAATGGAGGAGTTTAAGAAAAATATGAGAAATGAAGAATTTGATGAGCAAGTTCGTGCACTGTGGCGTACGGAGCTTAACAGAAAAGCGGATGTTATCATGTCATACCCGTTCAAAGAGTTGGAGACAATGCGAAACGAACGTTCCGAAATAGAAAAATATATTTCTGGAATTGTTCCTCATGTTTCGAGTGGTGATTACAGAGAACCTTTTTTTGGAAACATGGACAGAGTGTTTCCACAAGCAAGGTACAATATATCTCGCATGGCATCCGGCGTTCAAGATTACAAAACTTCCTTTACTTATGATACGTTCGAGAGTTGCATTCGTCTTTATCACAAAGTTCACAGAGATCCTGAAGGCTGCAGTGTTGAAGCACTTAGGCTGTACTCTTATGTATTCGTTGTAGAGTGATATTAGATTTTGCAAAGTTGATAAACATTAACAATTAGAATATGTTTAAAAAGTATTATTTTATTTGTTGTAGTCAAGATATAACAATGGATTGGAAAGATTGGGAGAGGAATGCGACTTTGCCAGTATACGATCCGCCTCAACTTAATAAAGGATGGTTGAACACATGTTATTGTATTAATTGGTATGGAATACGTTCTCCATTGTGTCCAGTACTTACAAAATGTATAAAGTGTGGTATGTGTGCAGAATCTGTTGACTTAAAAAAAGAGGACACATGGGTGCCACAACTTATGAGATCCATTCATCCCAAATGTCCGAATGAGTTTCGAGGAATTTATTGGCTTCGAGATCATATTCAACCATCAACACTTTTGACATTTCATGATTGTGATTGGGATAATAAAAACGACCTGGCACGTTCTCTTTCCTCAAACTGGGTAAAATCCAATACAATGTATGGTGTATTAAGTTCATTTTCTTTTCTGGTAGGAAAAACATGTTTTGACATGCCCATCAAGTTATCACCGAGCGGTAAATGGATACATGTAAACTTTGCGGGAATAAGAACTTATTGGTTGTACGTGTTTACAACAGATACTCAAATTATACGTAAGACAGATGGACAATTAATTCAAGTATTCAAAGGAGATATGATGAGAATTGATTACAAGGATAGCAAAAATCCAAAAAGTGAAATTACTTACATGTATTTGATACAAAGAATTATTGTTCCAGACTCCAAAAACAATTTTATAAAAAGACCGTCATACAGTGAGTTTATGAAACGTGTAAATAAAGAAAACAAGGAACCTTTTATTAGAAATGAGTCCATAATAAGACACGATACTATAATGAGTCAACAACACACACTAAAGTTTAGTAAACCATTTTAAATTTTATTTAATGGAAACATCTATAATGTCTTTTTCTAAATATGAAGGATTATTCCGATAGTAATAAATAACTGAGCAAGGTATTTTCATTTTCAAATTTCCGTTATCATTTATAATGATTGCATACCTCTGTTGTTGCATAAAAAAAGGGATTTCTATGTGTTTTCCAAGTATAGTATTGAATGTAACTTTTTTTGTTTGATACGGGAATTGTATTCTGAAAATTTTGTAGTTTTCAGTTTCTCGGTGCTTGAAGTGATATTCACTAACTAGTAATATAGTCTCCGTCGTGTTGTTCGACACGGTCTCAGTTTGAACCATAAAACATGACGGTTTGATCCGTAAAATGTGTGTTTAATTATTCTTCTTTTTTTAAACATAAAAAAAAATGATTTGTTACAGTCTTTATAAAAGTATACTTGTGAAAATTAGAAGATTTTTCAAAAAAGAAGAACCGCTTATTAATAAAACTAGTTATGTTCCCATACCCACTCAAATTATAAATGAAAAAAGTTAATAATGAACAACTTATTTTTTAACGTTACGTGTGCCATAGTTGGAAGTTCTTCCGAAATACTTGAACATAGCAATGGTATATTAATAGATAAACACGATATAGTTATAAGATCAAACTACGCTCCAACTTATATGTACGAAAAGTATGTGGGAAATAAAACAGATGCAATAGTTGTACCGTATCACATGTATAAAAAAGGGAAATGCAAAAAATACAACTTTTACAGTTGTGACTCTCATTTTGCATACCCTGCGTGTTTAAGGTTCAGATCACAATGTTCAAATTCATACCTTATAAATCCATCGTTTTCATTGTCTATAAGAAATATTGTCGGTGAAAAAATGCCGAATCGTCCTACAACAGGTTTTACATCTATATTTTTAGCAAACTCATTATGTCGTGAGATAAAATTGTTTGGATTTGGTGAAACTTTAAAATTTAATTATTCCAAATACTATGACAAAACAAAGAAAAAATATATAAAATATCCACATGACTATTATTCCGAGAAGAGAATAATAAAAAATAAGTACTTTAAAGTTATAGAAAAAAACTATAGTAAAGTTGTTACACCTATCATAACTAAAAATTAAATTAAAATTTTAACATTAAATATTTTAGTCACCAATTACATCTAATAATGTTAATGACAGTGAAAAGTCCGCTCCATGAAAGTGATACGGTGTAAAATCTGGGTTTAAAAATCGTATTGTGAAATTTGTAATGTTTGAACTTCCTACGAGTGATGCGTCTTTGGGCATCATACCAACTTCTCTTGCAAGTGGGTATAATACAACTTTTGCAAATATATTTCTGTTTGTTTCTCCAGATGTGTGTTGAAGATTTGTACTTTTTGCTTCATCAAGCATCATTATTACATAGTCTGTGTGATCCAGATTATGACAATAAGGACCTTGATAAGGTGGTATTAACATTTCATTTGTTTGAATGCTTCCATCAAGTCCCCATAAAAGACATCCTGGTTTGAAACCTAATATACTTGGTTTTATAGATTTATAGAGCGTAAAACAAAAGTTAAAAGGTTGTATAAAAGAATGTATTTGTAGAACACTTCCTATACATGAAGAAAGCTGAGGTGTTTTCCTGACTTTTAACACAATAGTACACATTTCAAGATTTTGTTTTTGTTGTGTACCTATAACGACAGCAGTTCTTCCGAATTTGGGAGCTAAAGCACAAGGTTCGGCTGTCGCTTCGTTCCATGTCTTCTCTTCTGCATCATATTCAAATATTTCTACTGACTTTGAAAGTGCAAGTTTTACAACGTCTCCTGATGTATAGCCATGAGAATATGGCAACTGTCCTAAATATGTTTTGAGTGCTAAAGTACAATCGTTATTGTTATAACCTATTATCAACCCGGTTAATACAGGAGGAGTAGACGCATGTATTCTCATTTTTTTCTGATGTCCTATTTCGGAAATTCTATAAATATTCAAAGATGTTTTTTGTTTACGAGTTGGTGTGGTATTTGGAAAGTGAGTCTTTGTATCTGCTATGTATGTATCGTGACCCATCAACGGTTGAGGTGAAAACCCCATTTTACTTGGATCGAACTGCATGTTATGGTTAAACATTAATGAAAACGGTGCTGGTGACATTTTTCCATCTTCTTTTATTTCACAACTAATTCTAAATTTATCTTCTATATGTTCTACAGTGAATTCGACACCTTCTGTTGTTTTTGAAGCAAGATTTGTCATTTCGGTTTCTAAATATTCACAAAGTATTTCTGGAGTATATCTTCCACACGGGACTGGACATGTGTACAAATGACCACATGGATCTGTGAATATGAGAAAATGTGAAGTTATATGACCTGATGGAATTCTTTCTGGAAGTGGAAAATAAAGTCTATTAAATGCAGATTCTACTTCTTGTGAGAGTCTTAGAGGTTGACCCGTACAGTAAGATCTATGTGAAGGTGAATACCATCCAGGTTCAAGTTCTACATAATCCCAACCTTGAAATACATCAGTTTCTATAACTGTTGTTTTTCTGTATTCCAACTTTTTTTCTTTTATAAATATTCCAATATACCTTGAAAGAAAACTTTCTTTAATGTATATGGTAGCATTTTTTTTATCAGTAAATACTTCTGATACTATTTTGTTCATAACTTTATCATATCTAAACGTTAGTACAACAGGCAGACCATTAACACTTGCTGCATAATTTAACAAGTTACAAAAGTGATAGGGTGAAGGAATTGGTGGCACAAATAAAAAGCCTGCGTTTGGTGATTTCAAAACAGTACCGACTTCCAAATTTGAGTTACTTATAGGTATTCTAAATTTTACAGGTGAAATAATTTCAAGCTTATTGTCTTTGAAAGCGTTTGTAATTGACGTTCTTCCAAATGGTGAACATAAAACTTCTACTTCTCCCCAGTCAATATTTTTTAAAAGATGAAGACCATGTGGGTTTTTACATGTACCAACTGCATTATTGCCCAATACTGCCCAGCTTTCTATTTGGTTTAATCGAATAGGCATGTCTATATAATGATCTGAAAGAGTTCCTTCATCTTCCAGCTTTATTTTAATGCTTGTGCTAAACGATTCTTCATCAAAACTAATTCCTTCTGAAAAATAAAATCTATTCCAATCTTCTTCTATTGTATATTGTGTCATTGGAAATTCTAATGAAGATAATGCAATTTTTACTGCTTTAGTTCTCGGATCATCTATTTTTAGTTTGAATGTCATAGTACTATCATCTCTAGACTCTGCATCTTTTGTTTGAATACAAAATGTTTTTGCAACTTGTTGAGGCATAATCAATTTATTCATACTATTTATAAAAAAAATGTAGATTGAACAACATTTTTTTTTATACAAGTATAAAAAATGTCAGGAAGAGCATTTGAAAAAACTATCAACGCAAATGAAAAAAAAATTGTTACAAAGATTCCTAAAAAGGAAGAATTGCCTGTAGTTTTTGAAAAAGAAGAGTTAGACAAAAACATAAAAAGACGCTTATGGTGGTTAAATATTATGATGTTTTTGTTTCACACTTCGTTTGTGGCTGTAACACTTGTTCTTGGGAAAATTAATTTGTATGTTCCTATATACAAGATTTCGTTGACACCTAATGGAACAATGTCTCTCCTACAAAACTATAGTATGTACACTGTATCAGAAGCAAACGAACAATTTCCGAATTGGGAAGATCAAGTAAACGAATTCTTAAATGTATCCACTGAAAAACAAAACTTTTCTCTTCCGATGACATGGTTAGTCGCCACTTTTTTCTTGTTGTCTGCATTTTTCCACTTTGGAAATGCGGTTTTTTGGTGGAAGTATTACATATCGTACATGGAAGAACAACAATCTCCTTTTAGATGGATGGAGTATACATTATCTGCTGCCGTTATGATTCTGATAGTATCGTATGGTGCAGGTGTCAGAATCGATGTAGAATTGTTCATGTTATTTGTTCTGATTGCTACAACTATGTTTTTCGGTCACTTGACAGAAGTTATTAATAAAAAGTCCAAGACTGCCGACGAGTGGACTTTGTCACTCGGACAAAGGCTTACACCTCATTTGATGGGTTATTTGCCACAAATATCTGCATGGGTTGTTATTGTGTATACATTCATGTCGAATTCTGGTGATGCTCCCGATTTTGTAGCAGCAATTATTTGGACAGAACTTGCACTATTTTTCTCGTTTGGATTTGTACAACTCGTTGTTATTCTAAGACCTCCTTCAAAGTATGTACAAGGAGAAGTCGCTTATCAAGTTCTGTCATTGGTAAGTAAAGGATTATTAGGAGTAATTATGATGGTTAATGTTATATTCTTGGGAAGTTGGACATGTATTGTTGATGAAATAAAAGACAGACTACCAAGTGATTATTGCTAGATGAAACATTCTGAAAGTTTTTGAAATAGTTCCCAATCATCTTTGGGTTCAAAATTTAAATATTCTATTGTTTTTTCTTTTATTTTTTTTTGTAATTCTTCGGGTTGTTCTTCGTCGTTATAACTCAGTTTTTCTTTCATATCTAAAAGCATTAATTCTTTATCATTGTCTAATTCTACATTGTAGAAATATTCATATATTGTAACAAACTCTTTTACACTATTTTCATATATATAATCTCCAAAGTTTGTGTTGTGAAATATTTTATAAACTACTTCATAATCTTTTAAAACTGCTTCACTGTATTTTTTTATATAGTCTTCATTGTATTCATCATCTACCAACAACCATTCTAGTGGACTATACGATAAAAAAGATCTAAAATTTGCACCGTGTTTTTCGTTTTCAATCATGGACTCGTTATTAAAGATATACTTTATGACTTTATCTTCATTTTCAAGTGGTTGGGGTTCTTGATTTTCACAATATTGACAGAAATGACAAGCTTCGTCTATTTGGTTGTCTCCAGTAAATTTTTGTAAGAAAATTTCCAAGTTTTCCCGGTACACTGTAGGTGATTCATAAAGCTGACTTAGTAAAAATGAAAAATGTTGGATTGTTCTAATTTGATGCACATTGAACATTGACCAATCCCATTTTGTCAAAGTACTCGCTTGTAAAATATGATGTGGGTGTACTGGTGAAAAATATTGCTCTCTATACTCTTTGTTTGACAAAACCGATCTCCAATATTCTTTTTTGTTTTTTGATTCATCTTCTTCTAGTTCATACAAAACCACGCTAAAATACGATAGATCAAACGCTTTAGACGGTGTTTTGACAAGAGTGTTTGACACTTTGTTTGGGTCTAATGGACTCCATTTGTTGGAAGGACTTGCACGCCTAGACGGTCTGTTTTTTTTGTATATTGACCATGAAAGCGGACTTTCACGACTGTGTCCTGAACCCGGTGTTGTTGGATTCCCGGAAGAACTTGCATGAGGCGTGCTTGGTACGACATCGTCTTCTTCGTCAAACAAGTTTGGATCGTTTAGAATTTCGTATATTTCTTTTACATTTTTAACTGTTGTATCAAAATCCATTTTTTTCAAGTTGTAATGTTTTGAAAAATCATTATCATTTTCTTGAACATAATTTTGCATGGAACTATCTACATTCATCAAGTATTGAAATGTATCTGCAGTGTTATCAACAGTTGAATGTTCTATAATTAAATCTAAATTAATTATTTGAAGAAAGTGTATTTTTTCTTGCAATTCTTCTTTTTTATTTTTCAACTCATTGTAATGTTCTTGAAGCATCATAAGAGTTTCAAAAACGTGAAACATTTGAGACGGTTCGGATATTATAGTTTCGATTTCACCAAGACTTGACTTTAATACTTCTGATTTCTTCATGAACATATCGCTTATCAGCCTCTGAGACTTTGAGTCTTTACTACTACCTTCACTAACGAGCGGTCTTTTGGTTCCAGCCAAACTTCTATATTTGAGTTGATTCAACTGAATAATGCCGATCCACATATTTTTAAATAAAAATAAAAAAAAAATAGTTTGTTTGTTATTATAGCTTTACTGTTCGCATGGTGTTTCGTATTTTCGTTTTCCATAACTTTTTCCATAGCACCATACAATTTCTTCACCCTTTTCAATAAATCTGGTACTTACGAGTTTCATATCCTTGTATCCCAATCTTTGTGTAGATCCTGCATCATGCAAATCTACATTTTCAGTTTTTCCGTGTCCTGGTTCATTGCAAAATGAACCAATGTACGGTATATTTCTATAAGTACCATAAACCAGTGATTCATCAAGAACGCCGTCACGTCCGTTTCCTATGTTAACGGTGTAAGATGCACATCTTGTATTTGTATTGACTTTTACACTTCTTACTCTATAGTATGCAACAACTCTCCCGGGTGGAATATCTTCTTGTGCTTGTATTCCTAAACCACGATTGGGATATTTACGTGCTTTTACCTTCATTCCTTTAAAATTGTCATAATATGCATTCAACTCTTTTAATGTGGGAACACATTTCAACTCACGAACTGGCATTTTTTTATTTATATACAAATAATTTAAATTAGTTTTTATGTATATATAAAAAATTTAAATTAGTTTTTATTATGTTGATATAAATAATTTAAATTTTTATTGTTAAAATGAGTATAATTATAGGTGTTTTACTTTCTCCTAATACGGAACCGGCAATTAGATCAGTCTTTCGAGACAATCAGATACATTGGCGTTTCGTAGTTACACCTCATGTTGAAAAAAAAAGTATAAACAATTCGGTTGTGGTAAACTGTCCAGATGGGGTTCCTTATGTAAAAAGAGCTGTTCCTTGTTTTTGCAAAACTATTTCTTGGTTTCACCGAGCTTATTATTTATTCCCAAACTTTTTTTATATAGGCAAAACAGAGAGTGATAGCATCATAAACGAAAAACAACTTATTTCTGATTTGTTTTGGATGAAAAATTTTCATACTGAAACTTTACAATGGTACGGTAAAATGGATTGGGCTTCACACAACGGAACACATGGTATGTTTTGCGGGGGTGGAGAAGTACATTATCGTACATCGACTCCATTTTGCAAAACTAAAAAAATGAAGTTGGGACTTATTAATCAGGTATCTACCCCTTTTGCAGAGGGAGGATTGGATGTTCGCTCTAGAAAATTGGTGAAACAGCATATTTCATGTGATCATATATGGAAGTACAGTGATCTAGGTGCATGTGACGGAGGAATGGGATTTATGATTGCATCATGTGTAAAGAAACCTGTTCTACTTTTTGACATGACTTCTAAAAAATTTAGACCAAGACCGGATAACGAGTATGTTGTTGTTCACAACAAGTATTATGCGAACCGATGGAAAAGTTTATACTTTCCTCATGTGAATATAACAACAAAACCAAAATGTTTTCAAACATTGTTTGGAAAAAAAACTTATTGGAATGAATGTAACAAAAACACCGATGTCAAAAATATTGTATAGTATAAAAATGCTAAGTTGTACGTGTACACGAAATACCGATGTTGATGAAAGTGCAACTAAAAAAGATGGAAAACAAACTAAAGGTAAACCTGAAATAGAAAGTATAGAAGATGATCTTTGTAAATGTAGAGATCTAAAGAATGAAAAAGGTGAGATTATTGGAAAATCATGCACCAAAAAAATAGAGACAGATGGTAAAATAAAGTTTGAAAAATGTTGTGACAAGGAAAAATATAATGAAAATAAAGACGAAGCCGGCAAAGTAAAATGTGTCAAAAAACCCCCACCTGCACCTAAATTAAAAATCGTTCAACCACCAGAACCTCAATCAGAAAGATCCTTGAAAGGAAAACCTGTTAAAAAAGCAAATATAGACAAAAAATTAAGGTGAATCAAATCAGATTTCAGAAAAATAGGTTGTACACACAACAGTTCTTAAGAAAGACGATGAGTATGATCATAAGCGATACCAACAACAACGATGCCATACCCAACTGGGAAACTAAGATAGGTAAAATAATTTGTGAAGATAAAGAATTGTCAGAATATTTTCCCAAGAGTTCAAGAGATGCTGGTTTTTTTTTCGACGACGAGAAAGAGTATGTAATCGGTGCAAAACTAAGAATTCTTGGGAAAGATTCAAATAGTGTGAATCAAGAGTTGGATAATGGAGACATAAAAGTAGCGGCAGGAAAAAATCAGTCATATTCAGAACTTGATGCAATCATGAAGAAAAATTATGAAAATAATACTTGGATTGGAGTTCAAGGAATACCAAATAGTTATGGTAAATACGTGTTCAAGGGGTATTACAAGTATAAAGGAAGAGATGGATTAAAGTATTTGATTACTCCGATTTATAAAGAAGCACCAGAAAAAACTGAAACTATTGAGAAAACAGATGAGTCACATTCTTCTTCTTCAGATGAAGAAGTTGTATATAAGCGTCGAAAAATGAATCCACGTTTACTTCCAGAAGACGATAACGTTAAAGAAGATTGTAACCGAAAAAAATCACTAAGACCATTTTATAATGGTTTACGTTACGATTCAAAAACAGAAGCATTGTATGCAGTATTTATGAATTTTTTCCAATTACCATTCATAAATCAGTCTGATACAGGTGTATTAAATACAAATCTAAAAAACAGTTCATATGTGATCGATTACGAAGTCTATCCACAAGATAATACAAGAAGGTTTTATATTGAAGTAAAACCTTATAAGCCAAGTTTACAAGAAGAAGAATTATGTGCAAAAGTAGCTTTTTCCAAATGCGTACCCGTGTATTTATTCTATGGAAACTTTGGAGTTCCTTATTCTACAGGAGAAGATTTTCCAACTGGTTATTCTTCTATTTCTTTTTTTTACAAAGACGGAGTTGTGAAAAGAGACGAAGGTTATGCATTTATGGAAAGAAATGGAGAAATCGTTGTTGATAAATTATCTTCTACATCGGACTTTAGCTTTTTTACGTCTAAGCTTAAGAAGGCTTATGAACATACTATGAGTTTTAAGTTTGATTATTAGAATATTTTGGATTGATTTGTAAAATTTTTATATACCTTTTAATTTTGTTATTAAAAAAATATTTTTTAGTCTAAAAATGAAAAAATGTTTACTTGAATCCATTAAAAATGATGATATATTTCAATCCTTTGTTGAGAATTTAAACGAATTATACAAACCAAATAGTATAAAATCTAAGAATGAATATACTAAAAATATAGGAGATGCATGGGAAGATTTTTCATGTTTATTTCTTGAAAAGATGATGGGTTGGAAAGTCTTCAAACTTAAAGATTGTGATGAAACGCTTCTCAAAAATCTGTCTTTGAAAAAAAGAGATGTTGGAATCGACTTGATTGCCACGAGTGGTGAAAACTATATAGCTATTCAATGTAAATATAGAAAAAAATTTCAAAAGTTATCTTGGAGAGACATTTCTACATTTGATGCATTGTGTTCTCGTACGGGACCTTGGTACAAGCAAGTTGTAATAACAACATCTTCTTGGTTGCATCGAGAAGGACAATGGACTGAAAAAGACTTGTTTATAGGTAAAAAAAAATTCGAGTCTTTGTCTAGATTTGATTGGTTGAAACTTGCAGACTTGGGCTCAGGAAGCTCGTGTGGTGGAGAATGTAAAAAAAATATTAGGGAAGCCAGATTGAAACATTTTGAAAAAATTTTAAAAAAATAATTTGAGTATATATATATACATATAACTTTTTAAACCAGAAATTACATTACGTTTTCTTTTGTTTGGTGGTGTAGCTCTTGTCGTGATGGCGTTGTCTGCAAGGTTGCTCGCACATTACGACATCTTGTTTAAAAAATATGTAGATAAAAATAATGGTGGACTAATAATTGCAATTTTTCTCACTGGAGTGTCTCTTGTTTTGCTCAGATGGTGTTTACAATATAAGATATGCGTCAGAGAAGAAAATTGTTACATAGGTCATAGACGAGGTCATACTAGTATTATCAGCGACAAAGATCCTCTTTTGAAAAATTATGTTAGTTCAGGGAGTGCTCTTTAAAAAACAAAAAAATCAGTTTGTTCATTAGCACAATCTGATTAATAAGTTAATTTGAGTAAATCTGGCAGTGTAAGATTTATAAACTTTTTCAGTTCAGACATGGACAAATGTAGGTCACATACCATCAGTACCCTCAACACCTCTCTCATTTTGAAAAAGTTTATAAATCTGTACTCCCCAAATTTCACCCAAAAACTTTTTTTGTCAGTTTTCTTTTTTCACCCACTCGCGGCTCGCCTTTTTCATTAATACATACCAACTTTGGAAAATCTCACCCATCTGGCGTGAACTCTTTAGAAATATTGGCATTTGGCTGAAACGAGTGTGCTCATGCTCATTTTTAAGGGGGTTATAGGGGCGTTGCCCCCTATTTTATGCAATTTTTGGCATGCATGATGAAGTCGCTCTGATATTTTGACAGTATGAATGATTTGACATTTGACGTCAGAGAGTGCCAGCTTACTTTTTTCTCTGTATTTTTGTATGTAGGGTTTACTACTTTATGCCGCGTAAAATTACAACCGGTAATGTTGTGAAAAGAATTCAAAATATTGTTAGAGTAACAAATAATTTTGATGTCACAGTGTTGCAACCAATGAGTCTGAGCTTTGAAGTGATCTGTCCAAATCCACGGGGTATTTTTCCAATCGCGAGACGTAGTGATACGTTTAACTGCGGTATGAAGAGATGATGAACTGTTTGACCAGTGTTCTAAGAAATCGGTAAATGACAAATTAGTTGTAATTTTTTGGCGCGGGTTGTATAGATTTGACCCGTACTTGTAGTATGTAAAGGATGAAAACAAACGATCATACGGGTTTCTCAACACAGCGTAATATTTTGTTTGGGAGCATTTATCATATCTTGCAATGACATCGTGTTTGGGAAAGTAAAAGTTTTTGCAATGCTCAAACGTTGCGCGAATACTAGATCCTCCTGTTTTTGGAATGTGTAAAATCACATTTATATGAGAACAAATACAAAAAATTACGGTAGCAGAATGCAACATGCTTATTAATAACAACTACAAAATCAACTTTGGATATAACGTACAATTTTTATAAATTTATTTTTGTTCACTATTTTTGTCATTGTTGTCCTTGATCAGAACATACTGGACAACCTGAACAGGACGAAATGCTACACATATTAGAAGGTTTTTTATGAAATTCACCATGACACCAGCTTTCGCAAATATTGTAACTATATGTTACATTATAATGTGAACTGTTCAATCTTACAACACAATCCTCACCACAGCATTCTTCTTCTAAGTTCTCTATTGATTTTATATCGATTGTTATCGTTCTTGTTCTGCAAACACTCAATAGTACATTCATAGGTGGAAGGACGCCTTCTAACATGGTACAACTAATTTCAGCAGATCCTGTATAATAATCTAAACAAGTACACAAATCGTCTCCAGTTAGTAAACTAATATTTTCAATACCTTTATTACAATATGAAGGTGAATTTGAAAATAATTCATTTAAAGTTTCTGAATCACATGATGATGATGGAATCATCATATCATAATTATTATCATTAGCTAAATTTGTATTTTTTTTATAACCATTGATTGTAATTTTTACATCATTTATTGTATCATTTATGTATGAATTTCTAAATGCGGATCCAGAATAATGACTTGATGTACAATCAGTACAATCCGTTCCTACACTACACAATGGCCGGACATCCGGAATATATAAGTCATCGCATACATTGTTATTACTATAACTACAACTATCATTGCATAAGTCTAAATAACCACCATGTGTTATTTTAACTTTCCATGTTCCTTTTACATTTTCTTCTAAAAATTGATTTGTTTTAAATGCATAGTTTGTGTAAAACCAGGGGACAACGTTGTAGCCACTAGATCTTTTACGATAGTATTCTTCGACACGAGAAGTATAAACATTATTTTGATTTAGTGTGGTTTCATAAGGATCATGATAGTTGATGATTTGACTGAGAGTTCCGGACGGTGAAAAAATTTCTAATTTGAAGTTTTGATACCAACTAAAATGTGCGTTTAATTTTATCTGAACGGACTGTGCTTCAATAGTTTCATCACAGATTACATCAAATTCATACTCTGTAGATTGGGTGGGTCCTAGTGTTCTCACTCCAATATTTTTACTTTCTATATTTTCAATCGTAAATGGTTCAAGTTTTACCCATTTTTTTGCCATTTCCATAAGTTTGGTTACATTTAGTATTCCAGCACCTACACGATTACTGTATCCAAAATTTTTAGCATTGTAAGAAAAACTTGTATTTACATTTTTAGATGCACTTTTCATAAGAAGACTTATGATATCTACATTTTTAAGGTCTGGATATTTTTGCAAAACCATAGAAATTGCAGATGATACAAACGGTGCAGCAAAAGACGTTCC